GAGCTTCGCGATGTTAAGACGGTGCTGGATCGTGCTCCTTGAGAGCCCGGTTTTCTCGACGAGCTCTTCGACCTTGATGCCATAGTCCTGAATACACATCTGCATCCCGTAGGCTTCCTCCACCGGAGTTAAGTCCTTGCGTTGCATATTCTCGGTCAGCATGATCTGGGCTATGTCCTTGTCGGTGAGGTCTGTCCTGATGACGCAAGGCGCTGATTCTATCCCGGCTTTTCTCGCTGCCAGAAGGCGGCGGTTTCCGCCGATCACGAGGTAATGTCCTTCCTGGGCATCATCCGGGACAACGAGAAGGTTCTGAAGTATCCCTTTCTCCCTGATAGACTGCGCCAGCTCGTCTATGTCTTTGTATTCCTTCCGGGGGTTCAGTGGGTGCTGCCTCAGAAGGCTGATCTTAATCTCCTGTATCATTCTCTCTCCTTTCGCTCAAGAAGCCTTCTGACGGCTTCCGAGTCTGTCTTTTCGTCGATCACTTCAAACTGGTTGCCCGCAAGGTTGCAGTTGATTTCCTGCCACTCCTCCTTGTGGGCTATGTCAGCCCCTTTTGATGTCTTCCAGCCGGTATCCGCCCATTTCTTGAGGGTGTAGAGGCACGTAGTCACATAGGGGCATGTAGAGTGGATCACGATCCTGCTCCCCTTGTAGGGGTCGATGTGATGCTCGTCGCCCGCTATGATGTCGTGAAGGGCCTTGACGCTTGCCCCTGCATTGTTCGCGTTCACCTTGTCCCTGTGTGGGATCCATACTTCCCCCTTCGGGGTTTCAGCGGACAGGGCGGCGTAGATCATGCCGTCCTTGGGCTTTATCGTGCGGACATCTGTGTAGAAATAAACATGTATTACCATTTCACAATTCCTCTTAATATCTCTATGAGGGACTTATGCGGCTTTCGGCGGGGCTTCTCCCTTTTCGGCGTTGATCTGCACGGCTCTCCGTTTTGGGGCACGCCTCCGCTAATGGGCTTTATGCGCCTTTCCTTCCACCTGATGTATGGCATCCCTGTAACGGGGTTTTCGCCTCGCCTTACGGAGTCCGGGATAATGGCGTATCCTTTCGTGGGCTTCGGTCCTTCCGTCATGAGCTTTGCGAACTGCCGCCGGGTAAGGGGTGTCTTCTCCGGCTCTGGCCGGATGAGGTTCCGTGAGGACCGGATCCGAAGGACTGCCCTCCTGTCCTCGATGGTGCCGGGGAGATGATATTGGTCGTCGTCCTTTTCGGCTTCTTTCGTGATATAGTCAGCAAGCTGCTCACGGTCGGGGTTGTCGTCCAGAGCCTCAACATTCGCCCTGCTTGCCTCGGGGGAGATCGACGCCCAGGTATCGGTGATCAGGGAAAGTCCGTCTCCTTTGGAGGCGTTGCAGATCAGATGGACATGGATCCCGCCGAGCTTTCCGACTTCAATCCTGGCTATCCACTTGAAGGTCTGCTCGTTCTTCTTGTAAGCGATCCGCATCTTTCTGCAGAACTCCGAGAGGTCCTTTGATACCTCTCGCACGCTCTTTCGGGTGCCCTTCCTGTACTTCAGACAGATCCACGGATCCCCTTTCTTGAAATTCGCCTCGATGAGGAGTCTTACTGCTTTTCTCCTCTTCGCCCGATTCCATCGCTCGATCTCCTCCGGAGTCGCCTTCTTTGTCCTGCCTCTTCCGGTCCGCTTTCCTGCGTACCCCGCCTCAGCTTCCCGGATATCTCCAAGGACATACTGCTTCAGTGAAAATGCCATTTGCCGTTCCTAACTCTACTGTGACTAATAGTGTTGAAATCAGGGCTTGCCCCCTTGACATCAACACAACATCTTGTGTTTGGCGGGAGTATGTGCTACAATGCTTATTGTTGATAAGCAAAGGGTCATCGACACCCCCTTTGAAAGAGAAGCTTCCGGGCTTCTCTTTTTTGTTTTTGCGTGGTTTTAGGATTCCCTTCCGGGAGGTGGCCGTTTGTGGTTCATCCTCACATTCCTCCTTTGATGATCCAGTAGCAGCTTGTTGTGTTCTGCGAAGCGACGCACTTGTCGTATTCCCTGCCGCAATGCTCTCGACAGTATTGGCGCCCCTTTATCTCCTCGACCTTCTTCTGGAACTCGTACCCTTGTGGGCAGAATATCCGAACGCCTCTCTCTTCTGGTTGCACCGGTGCAACGTCAACTTGAGAAGTAGACGTTGCCGTATCTGAAGCACGGGTTTCCAAACCCATGAAAGTGATCTGTTCTAAAATATTTGATGTCATAATCGACTCTCTTTCCCGTTAGCTCCGCCATCACTGCATCTATCGTTTCCTGATACACGGGTTCCTTCCAGATCGCCCCCGTGCTTATCACCGTGTACTGTCCGGGTGCCAGGATGCAGTCGGTGATTGATACGCCCTGCTTTTCGGCCAAATTCAGGATCGCGTCTGTTATGAGACGCATCCCTTCGTATCCGAGGGTGTAGCCCTCTGCCTGTACCGTCCGGTAAAGAAGATCCAGCTCGTCATGGTCGGGCTGGGCTTCCCAGTAATCCTCTTCGGGTTCACCTGCTGCCGGTGCGACTTCTTCCGGCGCTTCACCTGCTGCCGGTGTTTCCCCTGTGCTTTCAATCGGCGCGGCCTCTTCCGGTGCCGGATCGGTCACGGTCACAATCTCGGGATCCTGCTCCGTGACTTCGACTTCGGCCTCCTGCCACTTGACCATCGGGAGCTTTGCCGCCCCTGCCGTGAGCTGTGGCGCAATGTCCGGTAGAGGGAGAGGCTTTGTGAAGGCTACGAGAAAGACAGCAAAAGCGACTATCAGCCCCACTTGTAAGCATTTGCGGCGTATACGATCCATGCCCCACCTCCCGCTATCATCAGAATCGGTAAAATGACCGGCGTGCTCTCTATACTTGCTATCCCAAGCGTTACAAGCACCACGGACACGCCTGTGAGTATCTTTTCAAGCAGTTTCATCCTATATCCTCCTTGTAATTCTCTGGCAGCGGCATCCAGGCATTTACGACAAACCCGTAGCTTGCGAGTGTCCTTTCTTCGTCGCTGCCATGGAATGCGCCGTCTCCGTTTTCGTCAACGACATACATTCCGATTGTCGGGAGACTCCAATTTTCGAAGGATATGAGAATGTAATCGCTGCAGCCGTCTTCATCCACGTCCGGCAGCTTCTCGTCGATCGGGATCCAGCCGACGTTTTTTGTCTTCTTGTTTTTCATCTATGCCTCTTCTATCTTTCTCCTTGAAATAAGCTCAGCTACCACATCGGGGATGAAATAATACTTCCCGTCCACGCATTCCAGCCCTGATAAAAAGGCTCTCTTTGCATGGTTGACGGTCTTGATTCCCATTACCTCCGCAAACTGCGCAGCCGTGATGAAGGCCTGTGTCTCTCCGGCCTTCGCGAGCGCCCGGCGGATATCCTGCCTTGTCATGGCAGCCAGTCCTTATCAACCTGGACAAACTTCATTCCCCTGCTCAGCGCCTCTTCCACTTCGACAGAGGTTCCGCTTGATCCACACCAGCCGGGGATGACGGCTATTCCTTGACACTTTTTCATGAATTTCAGGCATATGGCGACGAGGATATCGTGCGCCTGTTCTTCCGTGGCATCGCTCCTCGAAAGCATTTCTGATATTTCAAACAGTTCGCTTGCCGGATTAAAAATCTCCGCGTTGGGATACTTCTTATGCAGTACTTCCGCCACCGTCCAGAATTTTTCTAAATAATTGGGATCTCCGGTGATTTTTCCGGATAGATAGATTGAATAGATTGGTTCTTCTGTGTTGATAAGCTGGCTCACGGTCTCCTCCTTTACTCGCCGTATCCTTCGAATATCTCTTCAAGGGACATCTTGGGAAACAGGTGGATCTGCAGACTCTTCATTTCCTTGATGTTGAACTGCGTTCGCCGCTTGACCTTGTTGTTCATGGACTTCTTGCTTATTCCGATTACTTTGGCGGCGGTCTCTTCGCTTATGCCGTTCTCATAAAGCAATACTTCAAGCCTCGTTCTTGATGGCGCTGTCTGATCCATTTTCTGACGCCTCCTTTCTCTTTCTCGTCTTTAGGTAGATTTAATATTCTTCCTGTCAAGGAAGAATATTTCTTGATGCACGTAGTGTATCAAGAAATTCACCGCCCTCGGTGAACTGTTGAGAATAATACACCGTTCTCGGTATCGTGTCAATACTTTTTACCTTTCTCGGTAAATTTTTTCTTGTATTTTGTTTTATAGGGCATAAAATGGAGATGTGGAGATGCAATTGGAAAGGCGGTGCAATATGAAAATGATAAATAAGATTGAACTCTTGATGCACGAAGCTGGGCTCAACAGAAGGCAGCTTTCTATAAAAGCCGGGATCCCTTACAGCACGGTTGATAACTGGTTCAAGGTAGACTGTGAAAAAATGCAGCTTCCCACCTTCCGCGCTCTCTGTGACTTCTTTGGAGTCACGATGGACTCAATGGCGTGGGATGATCAGGATATTGTTTACAGAAAAGATGTTAAAATGCCCGAAATCTCCCCGAGCGAGAGGGATATGATTCACACCTTTAGGTATCTGGAGGAGGACGCGAAAGACCGGATAATAAACTCTCTTAATTATGAGAGAGTGCAGGAAAAGGAAAGAAAAAAAGTTGTTGAAGCTTCTTGATTGAGGTTTCGGAGATTGGGCCAGCATGAAAAAATTTAATTTCAAAAAGACCTTTACCTTTGACGGGAAGCGCTACGTCGCCTACGGAGACACGGAGAAGGATGCTATCATCAAGATGCTGGAAAAGAAGAGGGCGCTTGAAGAGGGAAAGGTGACTGTCGGAGGATCCATGACGGTGGCGCAATGGACGGAGATAGCGCTTTCAACCTACAAGCCGAACGTCTCCCCTGGCGTGATGAAGGATATGAGGACCCGGATCAATAAACATATCCTCTCCGCGATCGGTGACAGACCGCTGAAGTCTGTCAAGCCTCTTGACTGCCAGATGATCATGAACGGCTCTTCCGGGATGTCCTTCTCTCATATTCAGAAGCTCTCGCAGGAGCTTTCTTTTATCTTCTCGACAGCTGTTCGAAATAAGCTGATCCTTGAAAACCCTGCCGCCTATCTGGTCAAGCCGAAGGCGCAAAAAGGAAAGAGGCAGTCCCTTTCCGACGAGGAAAGAACCGCCTTCCTTGCTGCCTGCGGAGGGACTGACCGCTTTAGGGTATTCCAGCTTATGTACTACTGCGGATGCCGCCCCGGAGAGGCTATTGAGTGTGTGGGAAGGGACGTATCTGTGGATGACGATGTAGCGCTGCTTCATATCAGGGGAACAAAAACAGTCAATTCAGATCGGGTTGTTCCGATACCGGAAGAACTCTTCGGCCTTATCCGGGACAAGGCTCCTGACGCTCCGCTTGCGCCGAACGATAGAGGAAACCGCCACTCAGAGAGCAGCTACGACCGGGCCATGTCTTCTTTAAGGCGTGAAATGAATATCAGGATGGGGTGTAAGATGTACCGCAATCAGCTGATCCCTCCTTTCCCGCTCCGCGAATCCTTCGTGCCCTATGATCTCCGGCATACATACTGTACTGATCTCGCGGCGAAGGGGGTTGATATCCGCATAGCACAGAGACTGATGGGGCACGCTTCGATCAGCATCACGGCCGATATTTACACGCATATCGAGAAGCAGAGGATCATTGATGAGGCTGTAAAGATTCTGGGGAAAAGATGAATCAAGTACTCGGGGGATTGGAGCAAGGGTGTCACACCGGGTGTCACACTTTGATGTGCATTTTTTAATATTTTTTAAGGTTTTTTACATTCTTGAGAAAAATAAAAACCTCGGAAAGCATTTATTTTCCGGGGTTTTCGCACCCGTGCGTGAGAAGATTCGAACTCCCGACACCTTGGTCCGTAGCCACGGACTGTTTGCAGTATTTTCAAGGCTTTCGAGGGAAGGTAACACATCAGGTGACACACCAAGTAAAAAAGTGCGGCCCCGCTGCCGGTATCGTTCCAGCAACAGGGCCGCATGAAAGGAGAATAAGAGGGACTCCTCGCGGCAGGGCGGCAGTAGAGCCCTGCCGCGTGAATCATCATCTCAATCCATAGAATCTTATTCCCTCGCCCGTCCATCCGACGGAGGCGAGGTTGTAGTATTCCTGAAGGTTCGCCGCAAAAAGATGATCGCCGGTGCCCGGGTTGTAGATCCTATAGATCGGCACAATAGGAAGGTCTGTTGGTGCGCATGAATAGAAGGCTATGCCTTCCTCTTTCCAACCGCTCTCAACAAGGACCTTCTTTTCGTTTTCAAGAGCGTACATGTGCCATCCAGCCGAATTGATGAGCCTATATACCGGTGCCCCGCTCTCCTTCGGAGCGATCCAGGCAGAACCTTCAAAAGACCACCCCGCATCTATGAGCGCATTGCCTTCACCGGAAGATCCAGTATAGAAGTGCTCGCCCGTAGTGGGATTGTAGAGCCGATAGACGTGATTCCCGTCAGCGGGTTCCTCATCCGGTATATGCTCCGGTATCGGCGCTGGTGCTACTTCCTCGAAAATCGGCCTGCCATAGCCCCTCACATAGCTTGCGCCGACACGGAGTGTCCTCCGCCTTACCGCGTCATTGTTATTTCCCTCGATGACAGTGATATTCGTACCATCGCAAATCTCGACAATCCCCACGTGATCGGCGCGACCATCGCCCTGCCAGTCGTAGAATATGTATTCTGCCTTTTCCGGAACGTAAGCGTTACCGCTTACATATCTGCCCTGCTTCTTGAAGAGACTTATCATCTCTTCGCAGCCGCATTCGAGGGGTGTGGTCGAGGCGCCGCCAGCTTCTATCGCCGCTGATGATGCAAAGGTGGCACACCATGCGTCAGAGTATGTCACCCTATACCCCCGGGGGCGATTTCCTGCGGTGTCAAAAAAATCGTTGTAAATATCGATGATGAACTTATGATCCGGCTCGTGTACTCCGAGCCAGCTGCGAGAAATGTCTAAGAGTCCGTCTCTGGTCATTCTAAACCTCCTTCTCCATATCCCTGAAAGAAACATCGTCATCTTTGCCCTTCTTGCTGTAATTCACTGAAGATATCCCTATGAGTGCCCCGATCAGGGTTGCTACTGCCGCTATGGTGCCGGTCACGACTTCCACTCCGGGGATCTTATAGAGGGTGAAGATCGTTGTCAAAAAAGCGATGATGGCGGGTGATGCGATGATGCAGAGCCACTTCAACACATCGTAGAGTTTGTCAGGTAATTTCATTTTGTACCTCCTTAAAGAAAATCATGCTCCTCCAGTCTTTCCTTGTACGCCATCTTGATGCCGGCCTCGGCCATCATTGTGCGGTTATTTGGAAAATCCGGATTCGCCTTACAGTATCTGTCATACATGTCAATGTCGGCTAATATGTCGTCGAAATAATCCTTTGTGTGCTTCTTCTTTTGTAGCAGCTCATCGGCAAAGCGGAGGATCCTTCTCCTCGCGCCCTTGGCTTCGTTCTCGTCAATCTTCTTCGAAAGTCCCTGTTGTTGCTTTGATATCTCGGCGATGCTGTCCTTGATTCCGTTCTTTTTCTCCATCCGGGACCAGAACCCATTTGATGAGATCAGGGCAACGGCGATAGACACAAAGCCCGTGATGAGCATTCCTATAAGCTGTGAGATCACAGGATCCATGATCACTCCTTTCTTTTTCGCTTCTTACAATTCTTTTCAAGGCAGATATAGCCGCCGTCAACATAATATTTAAGGACTTCGACGGTCTGCAGGCAGGCTTTTTCGAGCTCAAGCACTTCATCCTGAAGTTCCTTTATCCTCTCATTCTGGCGGCGGTATTCCTGCCAGAGATATTCAAGTTCGCTGTTTCCGAACATTTTCATTCATGATCTCCAGGAGCTCTCTGATCTCAATCGCATACTTGTCGTTTGAAGTTTCTATCAGCTTTTCAAGGAGCGTGTATATGCGGTCTTCGATCCAGTCAATTTCCTCTGGGCTCATCATTGTCAAGCATTTCCTGTACTTCGGCGCGCCAATACTCCGGCACGTCGTCGATCGTCGCAAGACCTTTTTTGATTCTTCTGTACCAAAATTTCGCCATCTTACTTACCTCCTTCAATGATCTCTGATACGAGCTCCGATAGTTCTGCCATTGCCTCTTCGTGATCCATGACGATCTGGGACAACTCTGCTAGGGCATTGTCATTTTCCACCGCCGCCACCGTCCTGTCTTCGTAGTGATCCCGATCGGCAATATGGTACCAGTCATAGCAGGTGCCCTCGTCGTCCTCATCCGCCTTGTAGTGGTCGAGGATTCTGCACTTATCTATGACGGTCACGCCGCTGGACTCGCGGCTTGACGTGAAAAAGCCACTGAGGTTACTGTGCGTTCGGCCGACAGTTTTCAAGATTTGGCAGTCGCCGTCTGTTCCGTAGATGTACTCCATCTCTTTCTCTCCTTTCTCATGTAGTGCCTAACTGTTGTTTTCAACTTCTTTTGAATGCCTGTGCCGGTGTATTTCTTGTAAAGGTGCATCGAATTACAATGCCTCATCTGCCCCAGTCGAGATAAAAGCCCGAAGGCGAGTGAATAAGGTATGCGCCGGTGCGCTCTGCCTTTCCTTTTGTAGCTTCTTATCTGCCTCTTTAACCGGAAAAGATTTCTCTTTCGGAGAAGCGTGTACCCTCGTCCGAAGCGATAGCCGAGAGCAGTCGGGAGTCGGCTCTTTGTCGGGAAGATTTGCCAGGTGTCCTTCAGCTCCATCTGATGATCGCGGAGCCAGTCTTCAATGTCGTCCTTTAACCGTCTTAATTTCCTCTTATTGGGGCTGAAGATTGTGAAATTATCCATATATCGCAAATAATGTGATACGCGATACTTCTTGTCGTGGATCATCATGTCGAGTGGTTGCAAGGTTGTGTTGGCGAACCATTGCGAGGTATATGCTCCGATCGTGATGCCGTCCTTGATTATTCGGCGGCAAAGGTCGAGGGCTCTTTTGTCTTTGATTAGACGCCGGAGGCGGTCAATCACGACTTCGGGCTTCAAGCTGTCGTAGAAGTGATGGATATCGAGCTCTGCACAATACTTCGTGCCTCTTGGATCTTCCTTCATCCATCTTTTCAACTTCTTCAATCCGTAATGAATGCCGCGTCCTCGAATGGATCCGCAGGCGTGTATATCCATCCCTCTCATCATCACAGGCTGTAAGGCCTGCACAAGGATGTGGTGAACATACTGGTCAGGGTATAGCTTTGGCTCGTGAATGTTTCTCCATTTTCCGGCCGCCTTGTCCCACCGCTTCTTTTCGTTCATCGGGGAAGGTTCAAAACCTTCGACTATTAACTTTCTAAGTTCCCTGATGCGTTCCGGCTTCGTCGCTTCTACCCAGACGACAACGCGGTTCACTCTGTGTCGCGGTTCCCATCTGTGTGTCCGGTTGACTTCGTCTATTGCTTTCCCAATGTTTTCATCAGATATAAGGGTCTCAAAAATATGCCCGATTCTTCTCATAGGGTTCTCCATTGTAGCCTCACAAGCGTTCCTTCGCCCTTCCGGGAGTACCAGCCTGCGCCCTATCACAGCTCATCTTGAGCAAGTGCTCCGCGACTACCGCACCCGATTTAACGGGTAGCCTAACCCTTTTACAATGGTGACGGGAGCCGATGTTCGCGTTCGCGTTCGTGGCCGCGTTGTTACCGTTCAGGTAGAAAAGACCGTGGTTCGGGTTCTGGTTGTAGTTGCCGCCGACGTGCAGCACAACGCCCGAGGCGTTGTAGTTGCAATAGTCGGTCACGTAACCGGAACGCTTCACCGGACTACTGGTGCGATAGCCCCGATCCAAGTTCAAGGGTGAATCGGGAAGCCTTGATTGATTTGTTGCTTCCGGGGGGCTGCGCCCCCAGTCCCCCGTTAGGGTAAATACTGGAGACGGGAGCCGATGCTCGCGCTCGCGCTCGTGGCCGCGTAGTTACCGTACAGGTAGAAAAGACCGTAGTACGGGTACTGGACGTAGCTGCCGCCGACGCGCAGCACAACGCCCGAGGCGCTGTAGTAGCAATAGTCGGGGATGTATGTCGAGTCTGATCCCGCTACCGCCGAAGGGTACCAGAACCAGTCGAATCCGGTCGCGGTGGACTTGGCAAGCGCTGAAATATATCCGCCGGATGTCGGTCGTGTGCCGACAAGAGTGCCATTCGCGGTATCGGAGAAGTTCGCCGGGTTCTTCACGATATAAACATTTGCAGCGCTGAAGTAGATCCCGTCGCACCAGTCGTAACAGTTGCCCCAGAGGTTCTCTATATACCGATACTGGCAATCGCCATAATCTGTGTGGTTCGCGCTGACCGTGCCGGTGTGATACGGCATTGAGTCCGTGCCCCCGCAGCTGAACACAGCGCTTGATGAGGCGGAAGTCTGTGAGCAACCGCCTCCAATAGTCGCCTGCACGTTCCAGTTCGCGTACTCAACGAGATAAAGCATCTGGATCGTGATCAGCATCGCGTAGTCCCACTGCCAGATGCCGGAGCCAAGCGCCTTGATGCCCGTCCTCGCCGCATCTCGCGTGATATTCACCTTCGGAGTCACGCCGGTAGCTGATCTGTAATTTGATGAGGAGCAGTGATACCTCCCTACATAGGCGTAATCTCTTTCACCTTTGCCGTCTCCTCTGTCCATGAAGGCCGGAGCGACTGAGAATCCGTCGGCCTCGCCGTCTGCGATCTGGAGTTTGAAGGTGTTCCCGGAGAAGGTTGTCTTATACCAAAATTTTGGTATTTTGACGAGTTCTCCTGCTGCTGAGTTGCTTACCCTCTCGATGCCGGACCACGGCATGAGATCATCGAAGGGCGAGCCGTAGTTCGTCGCGCCCGCCACATAGGGCACGGGGTTCGTGAAGTTCGCCGCCGCGTCGGTACGGCTTAAGAGGGTAGTGGATGAGCCATCCCATTCAACGCCGTAGATGGACAGATTTTTGATTGTGACGTAGAAAACAGCAGTCTTCGTGACGCCGTTCTCTGTGTAGGTGACAGTCTCTGTCTGTGTGCCTTCTGTCGCGCCTGCTGTCGTAGGGCTTATCGTGTACCCTGTGACGGTATCCGTGCTCCTATGGTATCTCGCCGTGACAACCATCCCTGTCGTGTCAATAGTGTCTCCGCTCTTATATGTGGTCGTTGCGGGCTGTGTCGTGACCGCTATGCTCTGAAGTACCCTCTGCACCGTCAGAGCAGTAACGGCGGTCCGCGTGGCGCCGTTCTCGGTATAAGACCAGGTGAGTGATGTCGTGTCCTCGTAAATCACGGTGCCATCGGCGATGGACGGTATGGCGTTCACTACGACAGACCGACCTGACGAGAATACCGCCGACACGACAGCGCCGGAAAGGTCGAGCGCCTGTCCGGCGACATAGCTTGTGGTCGGTTCTGTATCGACGCGGAGCCCTGTCAATACCCTCTGTACCGTGATGGCTTGCGCGGTCCTGTAGGTCGTGCCGCCATTCACATACGAGATCGTGATGTCTGTCGTGTCCTCGTATATGGTCGCGCCTGCTGCCGGAGTGAAAGTACATTCCGCTGTAATGTCTACGGACAGCCCCGAAGACCAGTTCGCTTCCACGACTATCCCTGTAAGGTCTACTGTCTGCCCTGCTATGTAGGCCGTCTTGTTCGGCGGTGTTGTGATCTGGATATTTCTGACCTTGGCGGTACCGTCTCCGCCTCCTCCTGCTCCGATGATGATCCCCAATGCCATTAGGTCGCCTCCTTAATCATGAATCCCATAATTGATATATCCTCTGCCGGTTCTTTGTCCGCCCAGAAGGTGAGAGTACCGGCGGCGCTCTCTACTCTGTAAAGGTGCCCGAAAGCCTCCCAGAGATCATCGTCCTTTGCTCCTGCTGCCGTGACGAGAGATATGGCAGGCGTGATGTTTGCTGTCATTCCGGTCACATTGACAGTCTGCGTGTAGTATCCGCTCTGGTCGGTCCAGCCAGACGAGAGGAGTGAGGCCGTGAACTTCGGAAGAGAATAGAGCTTGTTTCCGTAGCTGTTCCAGAGGGTTCTTTCGTCTGCTGTGATGTGGCTTGTATCAGCTTCGTGCGTAGAGAGGTCTGATGCCGTGGCAAAGTGTGAAGCGCCGTGTCCTTCGAGCGCTTCTGCGTTGTCAACTATCCCATCATCGTTCGTGTCGTATATGCGCTTTTCCATATCTCCGGAGCCTTCGCCGTTCGCTCCGTTGTATACCTGGAAGGTTGATGTCGTGCCGTCTGTATAGGTGATGGTGTAGGTGTCATACTGGCCTGCGATATGGCTTCCCCCGGTCTGCGTGACTGAAGCTATGCCGTTTCCGTTGTTTACAACATAACTCTGTGTCGTTCCGTCCGTGAAGGTGATGGTATAAGCATCGGCAAGCCCTG